GGGAGTTATTTCCTTGTGGCCCCGTACCCAATAGGGGAGAGCCAATCGGAGTTTACTCCCTTGTCTCTGTATCTGTTTTATTTAATCACCTTTGTCTAATTGGTGGCACCATGTATTCCACATGGGAGAGCAGATCAAATATTAGGCAATCAATAGATATGAAAAGATTAAGTAAAAATAGATTAGCTTTTATAGCTTCTTTAAATTTACAGAATATCTCATATCAGATGATTGTAAACATTTGGATTAAATATGAAACCGCTATTCAAAATTCTATAAAGAATAATGGAAAACAGTACACATTAGAACTCTATAAAAGTGCATACGCATTTCTGCGAGACACATCATTAGAGCTCCAAACTCACCCCATTGCGTTCTGTAAAGTAGATTCAAAAGGGATTCCAAAACCGTTATGGCCATTAAGGCCATTAATGAACGGTGAAAGGAATTCCATGAGACTCAGCCTAAGTATCGCTCGGAGTTACGAGCAAATTAGATTAGAAATTGATTATTCTTGTTTAGATAATGTTACGGACGAGCATACTCCTTTACAGGAGATTGCCGTTCTGAACATAACTAAGAAGTTTAATAAATTTCTTAACCGATTTACACGTAACCGAAAGTGATATTTAGGTTCTTTAACAGATCCTATACAACCTTGGTCTAAAGTATTGACGACGTTATCAACAGGTCCTAACGGACCTGCTGTTTCGACATCTCATCTTGACGCTAAGGCTGTTTTAGCTGATAAGGATTTATCTAAATCAATCAGTGATCTTAATCAAGCCCTTGGGCAAGATTGGATCACAGATTGGATGAAGAAACAATCTAAATCAGTTAAAGGCAATACAAAGTATGATACTGGTAGGATAGGCTTTTCAGCCGAACCTGCTGGTAAAACACGGATGTTTGCAATAGGAGATTATTGGAGTCAACTTTCATTGAAGCCTCTTCAGATTTCTCTGTCGAGGACACTAGGGGACATAAGTACAGATGCCACTAAAGACCAAGATAAGGGTTTTAAAACTCTTATCGAGGAATCTAAGGGTCATCCAACTTACTGTTTTGATCTCTCAGCAGCTTCAGATCGTATTCCTGCAGTTATGCAGAAATATCGGTTAGAACTGATGAAAGACAAAACCCTAGCTGATAGTTGACATACAATAATGACGCAGAGGGATTTTAGCGTTAAAGCCATTAATACAAAAGTTAGATGGAAGGTAGGACAGCCGTTAGGCTTACTATCTTCATTTCCATCTTTTGCATTATGGCACCACGACATCGTTCAGTTATCGGCAAATTGGGAGAATTATCACAAAGGGAAACCTTTGAGATTCTTCAAACAATACCGATTACTGGGTGATGACGTTGTGATATTTAACACTAAAGTAGCACGACGATACCAATGGTTACTTGAACAGCTTGGCCTTACGGTCAATATGTCTAAGTCAGTCATTGGTGATAAAACGAAATCCCAGATAGAGTTTACCAAAAGGTTAGCTCTACGAGGAACAGAAATGTCTTCTATTAAACATAATATATTGTCAAAGAATGATAAGCTTAGCTTATTAGACCTTGTCGAATTATTACGTGAAAGAGATTACATTTCAACGGATACAGGCCATCACGGTTTGTCTTCGATCCTTAAATCTGAGGATCTAGTACGCCTTGACTTTATGTTGTGGTTAAGAGTTTCTAATACGCCCGTTCTTAAATTTTATAATAAGGACGGTAACGTATTCTTGGAACTCAATCGTGAAGATGTTATGCAACGCATAACAACTAAGCGGACCGCATCAATAATAGAAAAGGCTATGTCTATTCAATCACTTGATATGGAGAGGGAATTCCCTAACCTTGTCAAAGGATTTGAGGACATAGGCGTGCCTTGTGATAGTAAGACCTTGGCAGATAGAAGTATAGGGGACCTAAGTGGTTCCCATCCTACTGTGCTGGCTTTAACTCAAACATCACGTGAATTACAATTCCTAATGTTCACAGTTTTGGATGATTTAGAACCAAATACTGTTTCCCCGGTTGAATATTTACCAGTAGTATCATCGAAAAGTTACTTTAGTGACCGAAAGGCCATTAATAGATACTTTTCTAAGATATTACTAGAGTCTCTCTCAGAGGCTCGACATGAATATAATCAAGCTGAAGAGAAACATTCTGTAACCTAAAAGGTTACACCGGGAAATAATAGGTGTAATAATATGATTTATATTGAGCTATAACAAGCAGTCAACCCACGAAAGTGG